CACGAAGGCCACAGGGGCCGCGTGGTAGCGTTTTACGAAGTCGAGGTATGGATTCTGCATTTTTTTTCAGACGGCCCGTGTGGGGTTACGCAAGCGCACCCGCCCCCACGGGGGCCACCCGCCGGGGGCAGGGGGAGGGGGGGTCGATTTCGAGGGAAATCAATGACTTGCGCGCAGCCTGACCGCGTGGTGGACGACTTAACATAATGGGCATTATACGCACTTCGATGTGCAATCCCTTGCGAATCAATGACTTGCGCGATGTGACAGAATGCGCGACGGTGCCCTGATCGCCGAAGCAGAAGTTATCCACAGGTTATCCACAGGTTACTCACAGGTTATCCACAGATGTGTCGCGCGCGCCAGCATCCGACCGCGACGATGTGTCGCGCGTCAGCTTTTCCGGCTCCTGCACGCTCACGGTGCGCATCAGGTTGCGCACGGCCTCGAGGTGAAGCTGCGTCGTGTCCGTTACCTTGATGTCCTGCTGGATCTTGTTGCCCCACCGCTTCGCATCCATCCGCTCGGCCAGCCATTGACGCGCAGACATCGCCACCTTCGCGGCGTTCGGGTCCATCTGCTCGGCCTCGACCTTCTCGGCCAACTGCTCGATGCGTTCGGCATTCGCAAGCGCCCTCGCGTTACGGACCATCTCGTAGCGCTCGCTCAATTCCGGGTCCTTCTGGATGCGATCGAACAACACCGAGTAAGGCACGACGCTGCCGTCTCCCGTAAAGGATCGCAGCGAGTTGCCTTCGCCTAAGTGAATCCAGAGTTGGTCCCAGAAGTCTTGGGTCTTCATCAGCTCTTGGGCCTTCTCACGCTTGGCGCGCTTGATTGGTGTACCAGGCATCAGTCGTCGCTCACATGCACAAATGTCGTGACATCTTCGTAGTCCATGTCATAGCCATCCAGCGCCACGATGTCGAAGTTGGAATAGGTGCGCCTCGGCCTCTCGGCCTCGACCCGCCTCGGTTGTCTCTCAGGCTTCGGCCTCTTCTCGTCTGCATAGACCCGGCGCCATACCCGCTCGGTTGTGGAAAAGCGAAACCCGCAGGCCGTGCATTCTCTGCGCCGTCGAGCCTCCGTTGCGAACTGGTAGACCTTGACGACCTCAGACGGCCGGCTGCACTTCGGGCATTTCATCTTTCGGGCAGCTGCGGCTTAACCAGAGCCAGCCAGTCATCAAGGCGCTGGATGACCAGGAACTCGCGCTTATCGCCACGGCACACGACCGCCGGGATCTCGTAAGGCGCACAGGCCGCGGTAGCCTGGTCGACCCATTCGTAGACCGCGATAGACTTCCTGCGCTTGACCTCGAGCACCCACCGAGCCAAGCGGATATCAGCACCGCCGTCTCTGGCCTGTCCCAAGATCCGATTGGTCTGCCACCCGGTCTTGTCCGTGATTATCTTGCAGACCTCTCGCTCGGTCTCAGCGCCGCGTTGTCGTTGTCTCAGTCCCATGTCTCACCATCTCGCAGTAATGCGGCCTAAGTCTACAGCACGGCATAGGTCGGCAATCAAGGGCCTGAGCTTCTTGGACATCCGCGCTCGGCGCTTGGTGTCTCTCGTCGCGTTGCGTCGAGCCTCAACCTTGCGCCAGTAATAGGCCCGATGATACTCGGCCCTGTTCGCCTTCGGCTTCGACCGCCAATGGTCTGGATGCCTCGCCTCGTCGACCGCATCCATCACGATGGCCTTGATTGCGTTCTGCTCGATGGTCGCCCGTGCGGCGATCGCCAGCTCCTCGAGCGTATGGCCGGACTTCCTGGCGGCGAGCTTATGGTACCGGTGAGGCCGGCCGCCGGTGTTCTCTGTCAGGCAGATCGGGCAGAGCTTCACTTCTTCGGCCACTTGGGTTTGTAGTCGTGGATGCCGTTGCGCTTCGGAGGGTCGTCGTACTTCCGCTCCTCGGCCTCGGCCTTAGCCGCCTCGGTGGTCTCGAAGACCCCGAGCCACTTCGGGATGACCCTGCCATCCGCCCCGTGAGCCCAGAGCACATGGCGCACCTTCCCGTCCACCTTAGACGACATCACAGCAAACCGACCGCACCCGGTCAGCAGCCCCCACTTGTCGTCCTCCTGCCACTCAAGCGGCCCCAATTTGTCAAACCGGATGATGCCCTGGCTCATTGCGCCCACCCCGGCCGCTTGCCGACCTCGCCTTGGCTGTCCTCGTAATGGACGACCTTGGCGTTGAACATCGACTGGAGCGCCTTGGCGATTTGAAACCCCTCCTCGCCGAGTCCAGCGACCATTCGCTTGGCTAGTGGTTTTTCTGCAACATGTTGCTCCAACGCAACAGGACGCGACGGGCTTGTCTTGTATCTCATGATTCCTCCATTCCTAAACCAATGTCCGAAGGTCATGTCCGAATGTCCGTGTCCTTAAGGACACTCGGACATTTTCGGACATAAATGACCCGCCGAATATGTCCGAACCGGACATTTTCGGACATTTTCGGACATCACACCTCTGCAAGCGAAGACCCCCCTACCGTGGCCTTCAGAAAGGGCGACATGATCAGCTTTTCGACCGCATCGTGGACAGACTGCCTCGCCACCCCGCACTCCCGGCCGACCGCGCGCAGCTCCTCGATGGTCCACACCAGCGGCGTCTCTGACCTCTTCTGGCGCTCCCGCAGGGCCAGCAGGATCGTCCGCTGCGCCTTCCCTTGGGGCGAGTGAGCCACGGCCGGCTTACTCGGCGCGCTCGTCTCCTTCATCACCAGCGACTTGACCTCCTCGCCATACTTGTCGATGCGCCCGAGCTGGACCTCCACCGCCTCGTACCCAAGCGGGGACAGACTGGCCGTATCCTTAAACCGCTCTCGGCTCACCGCCACCGCCATGGCCTGAGCGTCCGGCCGCTCGACGATGTACTCGGCGTCGGGGTTGGCCATGAGCGCGGACGCGCCCCGTGGCCGCTTGCTGTCCCCGTGGCCCGAGTGCGCCACGAGCAATACCGTGGCCGTGTATCGCTCACGCAGCCCGATGGTGAGCTTCGAGAGGTACTCGGCCACCTCCTGGTTGCTGTTCTCGTCGAGCCCGGCGCTGAACTTGCTGAAGGTATCGACCACGATGAGCGCCGGCCGCACCTGCGCCTGGTCGATGGCCTGCTGGAGCGCCTCCATCTCGGACTCGGCGTTAAGGTTAGCGACGGACTCAAGCGCGAGCATCTGAATATCGCTCAGGCCGCGGCCCTTGCCGTGCTCTTGCACCCATGCCTCGGCGCGCCTGCCGAGCCCGGCGCCCTCGCCGGAGAGAATCACGACGGGGTTCCCGGCCGAGGCTATGCGCATGGCCCAGTCGAGCGCGATGAACGACTTAAACGACGCGCGCGGCCCGGCGAGCACCGCCAGCACGTTGGCCTCGATGACGTTGTGGATGAGCCATGTCGCCTCGCGCCGCTCCGCGACGATATCGCCGATGGCGCGCAGCGTGAGCCGCCGCCCGGGCGTGGCGGTTGCGCCGATCGACAGGAGGGTCGGCTCCGGCTCCCGCGCGCGCTCCATGCCACGCGCCTCTGGCACGTCGCTGTAATCGGTCTCCGGCTCATCCCTGACCGGCGGCCCGATGCGCACCGCCTCTGGCACCGGCACCCAGCCGCCCGCCTTGGCGGCGCTGAAGAGGCTCCCGAGCGTGACCCCCTTGCCGCGGTCCAGGTGGAACGACTGCCACCGATACTCCATGTCAGCGCGCCCTGCATACGACGCCGGAAGCACGCCGGTGATGCCGCCGCTCGACCACGCATCCCAGAGCTCGAGGCCGTCGTCTGCGCCGCCCGATGCGTGATGCAGCGCCATGCCGCACATCAACCAGGCGTCGTAACCCTCCGGGTCGATGTGCGCGATCGCCTCAGTAACTCGCGGCAGGTCGCGCTGGAAGTCTTGAGAGGTCCCGGGCTTAGGCGGCAGCTTGGCCGCGACCTCGGCGGGCAGCTCGAGGTCCATGCGGCGCTCGTCGATGAGCCCCGCTGGCAGCGGCTGCGCTTCCTCCATGGGGCCGCTCTGGCCGTAGTGCAGGGGCCACCATATGACATAGCCGCCCTCTGCGCGTATGTCGAGCCCCTCGCGCTTGACCTTGCCCAAGACGACGGACGCGCCGCCCCGTATCTTGACCCCAGCGGGTGCCTTGAATAGGTAATGCCTGCCACCAGAGCCGCCGCCGGTCGCGTGGACTCTGGTCTTGGTGAGCTCAAACTGGTGCTCGCTGATCCAGTCCTGCGCCGCGCTCGACGCGCTCCGGTGGTCGTAGTCGATGACCACCAGCCCGGTGATGGAGCCGGTCGGCACCCCGACCAGCGCCTCCGGGTTCGCCGACCACCAGCGCCGGATCTGCTGCTCGTCCTGGGTGGCGTCCTTGAAGCCGTTGCGGGTGAGTGGCGACTTTGCCTTTAAGGTGCGACCTTCTTGGTCGGTCTGGTCCGCCCTGCGGCACGGAAACACCGGCGCGCGCTTGGAGAGCTCGAGGACGCGCTCGACGGAGACGATGGCGGTGAGGTCTGGCTTGCTCATGGGTAGATATCCGGCCGGAGAGCCTTCCTAGATACCCCAGAGGCCGCCTCAACCGCAAGCACGCGCAGCACCGGCACGCGCCCTGCGTTCATCCATTGGTGGACCGCCTGCGGCTTCACCGTGAGTTTACGGGCCAGCGCCGTCTGTCCGCCCGCTTGGGCGACGGCGTGGAGGAGTGCCGCTGTCTGCGGCTGTACTTTTGCGGTAGGCATAGCGGCGGAAGGGTATCAAGTGCGTCTTGGCGGCGCAACAGCGGCGGCTGAAAATATTTTTCAAGAAGTGCTTGACACGGTAAGCGGGGCATGAGAAATTGCATCCATGGACGGCGCGGTGCCGGACCAGAAGTGGTAGAAGGAGATATTTATGCAGGTTCAAATCATCGAGTCTAAGGAAGTCACCCACAAGAACATCGGCCGCTATGTTTACGCGACCATGAAGTGCGGCAAGCAGACGATGGTTGTGTCGGTCGGCAGCGGCAGCGTGACGGCGCTCGTGCAGAACGCTTCGCACCGCGCGTGGAAGGGCTTTGGCAAGACCTTCCGCACCTTCGATGAAGCCTTCGGCAACTACAAGTCCGCCGAAGCACGCGCGATGCTTGACGCAGCGCGCACCCTGTGGAACGGTCAGGAGGTGGCGGCGTAAGCCGCCCCTCTGGAGGATCTGCAAATGTCCAACGAAGCATTCGAGTGGTTCGCCATCCTCGCCGCATGGTTCGCCCTGTTCGGCCTTGGCGCGACCGCCCTCGCCGCCTACGAATGGCTCCTGCGCCGCCGCAACCGTGACCTGTTGCCAAAGCCCGGTGGACGCGCGCGCGTCTACCGCGCCGACCCGCCGTCGGTCTCGCGCTGGGGGAGCACGCGATGATTTCTCTTGATGCTTGGCTTCTTTCCATTGGAATCGTCTGGGCGGTCGTCGTGATGTTCGGCGCGATCGCCGCAATCTTCAACAACCTGCGGGAGTGAACCATGAGCGACCCGAAGCTGCCACAGGAAGACGGCTTGTTCGAGGCGATGGTGCTGTCTGAGCTCGAGCATATGCCGATTCAAATCGACATCGAGCGCGCCATCACACGACTGCGTGCTAACGGCTTCAGCGCCGAAGCGGATGTTCTGCTTGGCCGCGGTGATGCCGCTTGGGTGATGCTGCGCGCGCTGCGCGACGCCCTGCGCCGGATGGACCCGGCATGGTGCGAGCTGCACCAGCAGTCGCAGCTGTCGGATGAAGAATTCGACGACGTGCTCGGCACGCTTGAGAATCTGCTGGAGGGCAACCTTTGACTTTGCATACGCACGCCGGTTCCCTGCCGACGCACAAATATGTGTGGATTGAACCGCGCGCGATTGGCGACCACGGCTGGCTGCGCGCGGTCTGGTTCGGTCTCGCGTCGTTTCCCGGCCGCGCCTGGGGGTGCCATGTGATGCTCGAGTCTGGCGCCGTCTACCGCAACGTGCCGCTGCACCAGCTCGCGTCGCATAACGATGTCGACGAGCCGTGGACGCCGGCGCAGGCCCAGACCTGGGACTGCTACGGCTACCAATTCTCGACCATCGAATACCCTTTCCTTCAGAGCATGAACTGCCGCGCGCGCCTCCAAGACAAGTCGGAGCACCGCGGGATGTACCTCTTTACCGTGGCTCCGGTCGGCGATGCCTTCAGCGCGGCGCCGGAGCAGTCGAAGGAGTTTTACTTCATCCAGCTCGAGAACGGCCGCTTCACGGCGCAGCCGACGAACCATGTGCTCGTCGAGGATCGCTCATTTACGCGAAAGGAAATGGGGTGGCCCGACTTCCTGCGCCGCCAGGAAGATTGGTGCAGCGCGGAGGATGGGGCATGAAGTACCTCTCAGTCTGCTCCGGCATCGAAGCCGCGACCGTCGCCTGGCACGACCTTGGCTGGACGCCCGTCGCGTTCAGCGAGATTGAGCCGTTCCCTTCAGCCGTGCTGAAGCATCACTACCCCCATGTCCCGAATGTCGGCGACATGACTAAATTCAAGGAGTGGAATCTTGAACCAATTAACCTTCTTGTCGGAGGAACCCCTTGCCAGTCCTTCAGCGTCGCGGGCCTCCGCAAAGGGCTCGATGACCCCAGAGGCAACCTTATGCTTACATTTCTTGCAATCGCTGAACGTGAGAGACCTAAATGGATTGTCTGGGAAAACGTCCCCGGTGTCCTGTCATCCAACGGAGGACGGGATTTTGGCACCTTCCTCGCAGCGTTGGGGGAGCTGGGGTACGGGTGGGCCTATCGGGTGCTGGACGCACAATGGTTCGGCGTGGCCCAGCGTCGTCGCCGTGTGTTCGTTGTCGGATGTCTTGGAGACCAGGCCGGTGCCGCAGCGGTTCTTTTTGAGTCCG